AAAAGACTGGTGAATTGGAATTTACCCCGAGTGCTTCCTCAACAAAATGGGCAATTGCACATTTAGGAAAATCTATTTTCTCTTCTCAATTGTTTACACCAGAGGTTTTTACAGAGGAAGTTTTAAGAAAAATTGATGAGAAAGCGATTAAACCGCATTTCTTATTACCTGATCTATTCGATATGAATGAATTGGATGCTGTAATTAACGGTGAGGAAGAAGAAATCGAAGAAGATGGACAAGAATAAATTAAAAATGAAATATCATATGGGTATCTGGAAAGAACTTCCAGCATACCCAACTGAGGAAGATGTGATCTTCGAATTAAATAGTTATTTAGTTAGAGATGGAAGACCTCAGGGAGAATTTTCTATGCAAACTTTTAATTCCTTCTTACCCACAGGATGGGAGGAGGGAAAATTTGGTTCTCTAGTCAAATTTTTAGTAGAGAACGGAAGATTTGAGGAGCAAAAAAAGAAGCAAAGCGGAAAAACCGTCTATAAGATCAAGGACAATCCCCATTATTAAAAATGAATAATTTACATCTAGAAAATATTTGGTTTTGTAGTATAGTTTCTGATCCAATTTATGTGGAATCTGCAAAGCCTTCTTTTTTCAAAGACATCAGGTATCAAGAATCTTTTAAGATTGTCAAATCTTTTTGGAAAAAATACTCGCAAATTCCTTCGACCCAACAGGTTAAGGAAATTGTAAAAATGCTTAATCTGGGAGATAAACTTCCAGAATCTCAGATTGATACAATCTTCGACATTAAGCTTAATGAGTATGATCCACAGTGGTTAAGAGAAAATACAGAATCTTGGATAGAGTGGAAGAATCTAGAGCAAAGCGCAATGGATTCTATCACTTATATCAAATCAACTGAAGTTACACCAGAAAATATTAAGGATGTAGTTAATACCTTTAAAACTATTATTAACGAAAGAAACAGTTTAGATTTTTCTTTCGATCTTGGATTAGATTTTACAGATCCTGAAAATCATAAACAGCCAAGATCTAGTACTTTCTCATCGGGATATGACTTTATCGATATTTGTTTAGGCGGTGGGTTTTCTGCTAAAAACCTGTACGTTTTTCTTGGACAACCTAAAGTAGGTAAAACACTTTGGTTAGGTAACATAGCAGCTCAAGCAATTCGAGCTTCCAATAATGTTGCGGTAATCACTTTAGAATTGAATGACAGAAAATACATGAAAAGAATTGGATCCAATCTTCTTGGTATTAAAATGTCAGAATATAACGACGCAACAGAGGATCCTGAGTTAATAAAGAAAAAGGTTAGGAATCTAGCATTCGATAATCTTTCAATTCCTGGTCAATTGTATGTTAAAGAATTTGGAACTAGCCAAGCTTCTGTTCTGGATGTTGAAAAATGGCTTAGAAAAGTAGAAGAGGTGAAAGGAATTAAATTCAAAATTGTTGTTATTGATTATATCAACATCATGAAGAATTGGAGAAATCCAAACACAGAAAACACCTACATGAAGATTAAGCAAATAGCAGAGGATTTAAGAGCTATGGGACAGAGAAATGGTTGGGCTGTTATTACTGCAACACAAACAAAACAATCAGAATTTGATGCAACAGATCTTTCTATGAATTCAGCATCAGAATCTTCTGGTCTTGTTGCAACGGTTGATGGAATGTTTGGTATTATACAAGATCCGTTGATGTATACTAATAATGAATACAAATTAAAGGTACTGGCTAACCGAGATGAAGGATATAAAAATTCTTATAAAAAATTCATCGTAGACTATAGTCATATGAGGATCACTGAGGATCCCAACTCGCAAATAATGAATGAAAATTAATGAAACAGAAAAAGCTGATTGAGGATGAGATCAAAACAGAAATAGAGTTACCAGAAAAAACCTCGCCGGAAGCAGATTACCTTCAGATAGAGGATACAACTAGGGATTATAGATCTTTAAGAGCATCAACAGATCACGATGATGAAGAATATCTCCACTTAACTGCATTGAATGATTTGGTTTATGAGGTATTTCATAAATCTAGATGGTGTGCTCTAGGTCCAAACAAAAAAATTCCTAAAGACCTAATACCATTCGTATTTCAGGATTTGTTAGAATCTATGGAACAAACAGAGTTTAGTATGGTAGAAAAATTTGTTTCTATTTGTGATTTTATGAATGTTGGATATCTCAAGGCATATGAGTTAATCCATATGAAATACAAAGAAACTATTGTAAACGAAATGGATCAGAAATTTGGAATAGTCTCCAAAAAGAAGATCAAGAAAATATTCTAAGATGGTTTTTAAAGATAGCAAAAGACTATGGATGATAACGGATACGCATCTAGGTGTCAGAAATAGTTCAGAGGAGTGGATCCAAATAATGAGGAAATATTTTTTCGAATGGTTTATTCCTCTGGTAAAAAAAGAATACAAGCCAGGTGACGTTCTTATACACCTTGGGGATGTTTATGATTCCAGACAAAGCATAAATCTAAAAGTACTTAATCTCTGTGTTGAAGTATTTGGTGAACTCTCCAAGGTCTTTCAGGATGGAATTTTTATTATAGCAGGAAATCATGACTGCTATTCTAAAGAATCCAATGATATTAACTCCTTAACGTCACTAAAATTTATACCCAATATAAATGTATAGGAAGAGCCTATAAGTTTAGTATTCGGCAAAAGAAAAGCTTTTATGATGCCTTGGAGAACCAATGAGGAATCTGCAGCCGAGTTATTAGCTGAAACCTCCCCTCATGACTATCTTTTTTGTCATACTGATATTCGGGGTCTAAGCTTTAATAAATTCACCAAGATAGAAGAAGGTCTTTCGTATAATAAATTAGAAAATTTTAATAGGGTCTATTCTGGACACATTCATTATTCTCAAAACTTCGGAAAGGTAAGAATGCTAGGTTCTCCTTATCAATTGACAAGATCTGATATGGACAACAAGAAAGCAATTTTACTTTTAGATCTAGAAACGGAAGAAGAAATTATTTTTGAAAATGATTTTTCACCAAAATTCATCAGAATTGGATTTGATTCTGTTCTAGAAAAGACCCCAATAGAGTTAGAGAATCTTTTCAGAAATAATTTTATAGATATTCTAATTGATCCCAAACTTGCTGTTAAGGCATCACTCGGAATATTGACTGAAATGATCAATACCCAATTAAAAACTACATTTACCCCTATTACTGAAAACAAGGTAGAGGATCAAAATCTGGACGATGCACTTTTTAATCTAGACGGTAAAAATTTTTCAATTATAGATTTTTCTGATGAGTATATTAATTCGATGAGCGAAAGCGATGAAACGAAAGAAAAGATGAAAAAAACTATAAAAGTATTGTATAAGAGAATCACAGATAAAGATAACGCAGAATGAGACTTTCCAAAATAGAATGGAGAAACTTTGCATCTTACGGAAATAAGATCCAATCATTATCCTTCGATGAAAATTCAAACCTATACTTAGTAGTTGGTGAAAACGGAGCTGGTAAATCCAGTATTTCCGATGTTATAACTTTTGGTCTATACGGAAAACTCGATGGGAAAAAGTTAAAAGACATTCCCAATAGAATTAACGGAAATGCTTGGGTTAAAGTAACCTTTTTTTCTAATGGGGAAGAATATACCGTTGAGAGAGGATTAGATCCATCAGTTTTTAATCTTTATGTTGGTGGGGTTCTATACGACAAAGCAGGTGCTAGATCCATTCAGGATTATCTAGTGGATGAAATCATCCAAATTCCAAATTATGTTTTTAATAATACAATTTCTCTTTCTATTAACGATTTTAAGAGCTTTCTTAAAATGTCTGCCTCTGACAAGAAATCAATTATAGATAAAATATTTGGTTTTTATGTCATTAATGAAATGAAGGATCTTCTAAAGGAAGAATCAAAAACAATTAGAGAAAATATTATAAGAATAAGTGGGGAGATGGATTCACTTGGAAGAACTTTGACAAAGACCCAAGACGAATTGGATTCAATAGCAGAAAAAATAAAAGAGGATTCCAAAGATAAAATACAGGAATTAGAAGAAAGGATAGGTAAATTCTCTTCCCTTTTAGAAATACACAATGGTAAGGTATCTGAATTTCAGACACTAGAAAGATCTATCTCAGAGGAATCCAGAAAAAATTATAAATTATTAACAGAAGCAAAAGGTGCTTACCGAAATATCCAGGAGAAGATTAAATTCTACGATAACGATAAATGTCCTACCTGCGCATCGGATTTAAATGGTGCATTCCATGAAGGTGTAAAAGAGGAATTAAGTAAGAAATTAGATGAATTTAAAACCCAGATAAAAAATTACGAAGAGAATCAGGAGGATATAGGAAATCAAGAGAGTGAGATAAGAAAGAAAAAAGAAGAATTAAATACCAAGGGAAATAAGATATTGGTAAATATTAATAGCGCTAAGGACGAATTAAAAAAGATTAAGAATAATTCGGTTTCTTCCACCGCTTTGGATTCATTAAAAAGAATAGCAGAAGAAACAAGAACAGGAATACAAGATTTTACACAGGAAAAATCTCAAGAAGAAAAAAAATCCGAGTGGATTAAAAAAATAGAGGAGGTTTTAGGAGATAAAGGGATTAAACAACTTGCTTTAAAGACCATTTTACCCTCTTTAAATGCTCATATAGCGGACTTGATGCTTTCCCTTCATTTATCCTATACTGTTACATTTGACGAAGATTTTAACGCCTCTGTGATCCATATGGGGGAAGAAATATCCATTTCGACCCTAAGCACTGGTGAAATGAAAAAGGTGGATTTTGTAGTTCTGCTTTCGGTATTAAAGCTTATGAAAATCAGATTTAGTACTATTAATCTACTATTCCTTGACGAGATTTTTAGCTCTATCGATCCTGACGGGGTGTATACTATATTAAATACTCTTAGAAAAATATGCGATGATCTGGGACTTAATGTTTTTGTAATAAACCATGCTCCTATGCCTACAGAAATTTTTGATTACAGAATAGACATCCAGAAAAAGAATAATTTTTCAGACCTACAGATAGAAAAGGTTTAGAACACTTCAATATATAGGAGCATGGACATCCTATATTCAAGAAACGATATTGCAAAGTATTCCTATTTTTTTCTTACCAGGAATAACAAGAGAACACTTTCAAAGATCCCTATGATCGAATTTGAGATTTATCAATTCGAAAACCCAGTTACAGCTGACAGAGGGATATCTCATTTAACAGATGAATATACCATTAGCGTGGTGGAATTGAGTGACGAGGTTTATAAAAAGGAATCTTTTTCCCACCCAAAATACAGAAATCAAAAAAATGAATATCTCCAATTTAAATATTCAGAACTTCCAGTTTCTGTTGTTAAAGTAGAGGATAGTAGAATAGTATAAATAGAATATGAACTTTCTAGACAAATTTAATAGTGACGATATCTTTTTCAGAGGACTAATTATAGGCCTTTTAAGAGCGATGAATGAAAAAATTACATATTTTCAGACAACGAGCTCTGGTAAAATTCAAGAGATTTATATTCCATTTTTCTATTCATTAGCAGGGGATGAGTCCTTTCTACAGGATTTTTATCTTGATTATGGAGATTGTGACGGAAATCCTGCTTTTGCTGAGGGTAACTATGATGTAATTCCGAGGGGAATAATAGAATATACTGGATCAAGAATCACAACATCTTCTTCCACTAACAAGTATGTAAGGGGAACGTACGAAAAGGAAATTCCACAAGATAGCGGAGGGTCAGAGATCAAAGCTTATTCTGCATATCTAACTCCTATCCCAATTGATGCATCTTTTGCTCTAAAAATTAAGGTTGATACCATAACAGATGCTCTAAAAATTCAGGCAAGAACGATAGAGGTTTTATTTAAAAACTTTATTTACTACTTTGAATACAACGGATTTAGAGTTCCTGTTCAGGTTTCTCTCCCAGATCAAATACCAGATAAAAGCCCAAACCAATTTAGCTTCAGTTATGGAAGTACAAGAGGGGAGGGAATAACGTTAACCCTGGCCATTAATGCAGAAACATATCTTCCTCAAATAGACACAACAACAGTGAGATTTAGAGGAAATTTGATGCAGGGAGGAATTAAGGTTAAAACAGAGCTTGGAGTGGTTCCCCCAGATAATTCAACTATCCTAGAGGGTATTCAGGTACTTTCAGAAAATACCATCAAGTAATATAAATCTAGGCTAAGCCTTTTTATATTCACCGATATATATGGACAATGGCAGAACCAATAGTCTTTTCAAGTATAGGAAACTATAGAATAGTTAATTACTCTTTACCCTTTCAAGGTGTTAAAAAGTTTAAAGGGTGGATTATAGAAACACAGGGAGAATCAGAACCTAATGTTTATCTACTTAAGGAATTCAGATGGAGTTTAAATAATAGCAACTGGTCCTTATGGAGAGAATTAACCGAGGATAATGTTCAATCCCTGGATCTAGATCCTGCTAAAGACCTGTATTTAGAGTTTAAATTTACTGCATCATCTAACGAGGACTTTAGTCCATATTACCCTGAGGGAACTAATCTAAGTCCTGAAATTTCGGTTGAAAACTTCGATTTGGATCTTGAATATGAGGTCATCGATTATCGAGATTTAATAAAAAGACCTACCGTTCTTTGTTCTAGAGAACTTTATACCAAATCTGTTATATTTAGTGAATGTGCTAAAAATCTGTTTAATCCTTACGATGTGAACAGGGGTATAAACGTGTATCAGGATTTAAGTAAAATGGTTAATAACTTATTCGGACACGAAGTTAATTATTATTCAGTACAGCCTAATGGAAGAGGTAAGGATATTGTTTTAAAAGAATATAGCCTTTTCGATGTAGTTGACGAAAAGTGTATCAAAGTAATGGTTCCTGGGAACGATTTTAAGGATAATAAACCGGTCTATGATTCTTTCGGTATCCAATTTGAGACCCCTATAGAAATTCATATCGATAGAAAATATTTTGAAGGGATTTTTGGAAAGGGGGCTCAACCTAGAAAGAGAGATATTATCTTTTTTCCTCTAACAAACAGAATTTATCAAATAGAATCTACCTATCTTCATAGGGATTTTAATCTTTATCCAGTCTACTTTAAATGTCAATTAATGAAATACGAGGTAAAACAAAATACCCAATTCATTAATAAAGTAGCGGAGAAAGAACTATTAGATTATACGGTAAACACGAAAGATTTATTTGGTGAAGATACACAAGAAGAAATAGAAAAGGTTACTAAACCACAACAATTTTTCGTTTCGTCGCAGAGAAGAACTGAAGACCCTACTAGATCTTACATAGATCAATACGTTCCAATTATATAATACGATTTAAATAATAACTGGACAATCGTCTTTAATAGTTATTATGATCTGGAAAGATTTTTGTATGACGATCCAACTTCCACATCTAAAACAGACGAGCAGAGACAAGCAGTTAGATATAAATCCCTACCAATTTTAGGAGAAAATGATGAGATGTCATTTACTTGCTGGTTTAAGAATAGGAATTATGTTGATCGAACTAAGTTAGTTAGCAAGGCTGCACCTAAAATTGCAATAACCTCATATACTATATCAGACGGTAGAATAACATATTCAACCTATCCGATTGCTCATAAGCTTTCTATGGGAACTAATCCAGAGGGATATGTTTCAGTTTTAGCAGACGGAACAAGATCTGGAGGATTTAAAATTCTTGCAATTCCTGATGCTTATAAATTTACAGTTAAAGATCTAGGTGCTGATGCTCCAGGTTCAATCAGTACATGGAAAATGCAAAAAGCCCAAGCAAGAACTTTAGTGTATGGTAGAAAAGATAACCAGGGAATACACATTCAAATGATTTGGTCCGGATCGAATGCAACCTCCACGGGAACGGAATACATTCAAACAGGATCTTTTAGAATTTTAATAAACGATTTAGAAATATTATCACCATTTGGGGCAGGAACAACCTCTAGCATAGGTCAGTTTATCCCTACATTAGATGATTGGTATGGATTTGTGTTTAATTTTTCCAATTTATTTAAGCAATATTCAGTCAATGTTTGGCAAATGCTGTACGATCCAGAAAACACAGCAGCTCAAACTTCAGATCTTGGATTAGTTCATCTAAAGGAAGGAATAACCACTACTAAGTACACGTACTCAATACCATCTGATGTTGAAACCAGCAATCAGGTAGAAACTTTCCAAACTGATAATAATTCATATAAAATATTAGGAAGTCCGTTATATCTAACCAATTTAAGGATCTTCCAAAATATGATTGAGAAAGAAAAGCAGTCTTCGATTTTGAACCAAAATGTAGTAGGGGATTCACAGTTAGCAATTATTATAGATAATGCTAAACCTATTTTAAAACTTCCGAAGATAGCTAAAAATAGATAATTTATGCCAAGAAGACCACCCAAAAATAAAGCTGGGGTAAAACTTACTAAGGAAGATGCCCTTAAGAAAAAGCAAGAACTTGAAGATTTGATCTTCAATGATGAAATGCTTGATGGATTAGGAGCACCTGATATTCCTCCCATGAAACCGATGAGAATGATGAATTTTGATTCTCTGAAGACAGAGGTTGAAACCGAAGCAAAAAGCATATTAACATCTCTGATTAAATTTTACATGGATTCCGATATCATTGAGGAGGGAGACTATGTACATTATAGGGCTAAGATAGATGCTTTGAGTATATCCACCATGGCTTTTCAAATTAGAACCGCTCAGCACGCAGTAACTAAAATGCTGGATGAAATAGATGCTGGAGGCCAATATCAGGCTAGAAATTTCGAGGTTTTGGCGCAAATGCAGAATCAATTGATGCAAATGCCATTAAAACTTCAGTCATATCTAGCAGATATGGAAAAAACATATAAATCCTTAAACACAGAGGCTAAAGCTTCTGACAACGTCAAGCAGTCTGTAATGATAGGGGATGATGGAAATCCTGTTACGATCCCTGGTATAAATGGGGAAGGAGGTTCTGTTAAAGTAAGAGGTAATAAAACTCTGATGGAAGGATTACAAAATGTGATCAAAACCGAGGTTATTGTCAAAAAAGCTCAGGTAATTGATGAGGTAGAAAAAAATCTGATCGATCCTAAGGCAAAAGATCTGATAACTCCGGAGAGCGAACTGAAACAGCAAATAGAGGACGAGACCAAAATAGAACTTGACGAAGACTTATTTTAAGTATGGCAGCTGAGGAAAAACAACAAAGTAATTATTGGACGACGGAAAGGGTCATGAAAATAATAAATGACGCTGATGAAAAGGGAGTAGATTTCAAAGATGTTGATAATCCATTTCATGAGAATGATCCTGAATTGAGAAGAGGGGGAATTCTATTTGAATACACCGAGCACGAAGTGGAAGAATTAAAAAAATGCGCTTCTGATGTCATTTATTTTGCTAACACTTATTGTAATGCGATGACCGATGAGGGGATCAGAAAAATTAAATTAAGAGACTACCAAGAACAAATCCTAAGCCAGTATCAACAGCATCGATTTAATATATTTTTGAGTCCTCGACAAAGCGGTAAAACTGTCACATCGTCTATTTTTCTTCTGTGGTATCTTCTGTTCAATTTCGACAAGAATGCTATGATTCTTGCAAATATTGGTGATACTGCAACAGAATTAATGGATAAGATTAAAATTATCATGAAGGGCTTACCCTTCTTTCTAAAGCCAGGAGTTTTAGTTTATAACGTGATGACCATGAAATTTGATAATGGTTGTAGGATCATGGCAAAAACAACGACTAAACAATCCTCTATCGGTTTTACAGTCCATTTTTTATACATGGATGAGTTTGCCCATATTAATCCAAACTTCATTGGACAATTCTTCAAGTCAGTATATCCAACCATCTCGTCTTCGAAGATTTCTCGTATTATTATTACATCCACCCCAAATGGGATGAATAAATTTTATGAAATCTATAAATCTGCTATCGAGGGGGAAAACGAATTTAATCCGATTAGAGTTGACTGGTGGCAAGTACCAGGAAGGGATGATGAATGGAAAAGAAAAGAAATTGCAAATCTTGGTTCGGAAGAAGATTTTAATCAGGAATATGGCAATCAGTTTCTCAGTTCTTCT